CGAGCCATCGGTCGAATGCTGCAATGACGGCGTATGCGTGCCGTCCGTATAAGCCCCAAACGTGACAACAACGACCGCCGCGTCATAGCCTCGCAAATCCACAGCCGTGCCTGTTGACGTGCCCGTGACTCGCGCCGCAGGCGAAAGCGACAACTTCGCCGCCATCGTCGATACCAAATCTCTTAGTGCCATTTTTCTCTCTCCTTGTTTTTTTCAAACCTATCGTCATTGCGAGGAGCGCAAAGCGCGACGAAGCAATCCAGTCCCCAAGCCTTACGCCTAAGGACTGGATCGCCACGCCAAGCAAGCTTGGCTCGCGATGACGCAATTCCTTAAGCTGTCGCGAAGCGCAGGACCTTGATCGCATCGAAATTGACGACATCACCACCAACACGCTTGGAACAACGGAACTTCACGAAAGGCGCCGCCGTATAGGGATCGCGCAAGCTCTGCAAGCCTTTGCGGTCCACGATGGTATAGCCTTCCTCGAAATTACCGAACGCAACCGACAAGCTGCCCGAAGCGACCGTCGGCATATCCTCCGCCAAAATGACAGGATAGCCGAGCAAAGTCGCAGGCATCCCCGCCTGCAAGCTGGGCTGCCAGATATAGGCCCCCGTGCCGCTTTCCTTGAACTTGCGCACCATATCCACGACCGAGCGCGGCATCAGCCACGTCGCCTTGGGCAGATAACCGGCCTTCAGCTTGTTCATCAGGCTAATCAGCGCGTCGGCAGGATTGCTTGCGGTGAAGGCTGCGTCCGCGCCTGTCGGCACATGCTCTAAAACGCCCCAGTTGCGCGAAGTATCCGACGTCGCCGCGGTGCTATAGCTCAAGAAGCCGCGCGGTTGCCCCACGCCGTCGCCGCTCACGAACGCTGTATTCTCGCGGCGCGAGAACTTATCAGCGACGCGCCCGACCAGCCATTCCTCGACATTCAAAATCGAGTCATCAAGCAGCTTTTGCGTCGCCTTGGGCTGCGCGAACAGCTCATGCACGGGAATACGAATACGGCCAATCGCGCCCTGATCCGTATCGCTGCGCGTGCCAAGCTCTGATACCCACTGCGCGTCGGCCTCGTTCGTGTCACGCAGCATTTCTACCGCGTCGGATGAAATGTTCATCACCGTCGCAATCTGACGCATCGGCGTGGTGTCGAACTGGCGCGAGACAATGCGCTCCGAGATTTCCGCCGGAACGCTAAAGCCGCCCTGCGGATCAGAGATCACGCTCATATCCTTGGCATAGAGGCCATAGTCCGGCTCAAGCCCTTTGGTCAGATAGCGCATGAACGCGCCCTTATAGGCACTCTCCTCACCATCATCACTGCTGCGCTCCTCGCCGCGTCCCATGGCGGGACGACGCATCGCGGTCTTGACGCGCGAAAGATCGTCTTGCAGCGTGTCAATCGCGTGATCCAACCGGCCCAGCTTGTCGGACAACAGCACGTCGCCCGATCCCTTGCCTTCAATCTCGGCAAGGCGCATGTCGTTCACGCATTTATATTCTTCAAAAGCGCGTGCCAGCGTCTCTGTGGCCGACTGCACTTCGTTCATATCAATCATACTCTTTTCTCCTTGTTGCTTGTGCCTTCTTTTAAAATTCGCGCTGTTTGATGCAACCGCGCGACAACGGCGCGGGTGGCCGCCGCGTCCGTTTTTCCTTTGACGGGACGCTTGGCGTTCCCTGTCTTTCCACCACGGGCCAGCAAAGCCTTGCCGCCCGCCTTCACCTCGCTGATCCGCGCCGCATCATTGGCGGGAAACGTGACCAGCGAAATCTCGAACAAATCGACTTCCGTCAGAATGCGCACCTTGCGTTTGGTGTCGATCCGGCTTGTGACGATGCGATAGCCAATCGACAAACCGCTCACCGCCTTCATCTTCAAAAGCTCGTAAGCCTCGCGCCCTTTTTGCGTGGACAAAGCCAGCTTGCCATGAACGATCAGGCCCTTTCGGTCCTCGGCCAAAGCCAGCCAAAGACCGATAGGCACGCTGGGGTCATGCATCCACAGCATAGCGGGCGCGGCGTTCTTGCGTTGCCACAGCTCCAGCGTCTTTGAAAACGCGCCATAGATCACGACTTCATTTTGGCTATCCACCTCGTCGAAGACGGACGCATAGCCCACAAAAGTCCCGTCAGCCGCCAGCGATTTAACCGCCAGTGGCCGTGATAGATGTTGAATTGTCATGTGTGTTCCTTGGTTGTTTAAAATAGGGGGTCGGGTGTCGGCATTCGGGGGTCAGGGGGGATCCCTGATAAATTATCTCCCCGACCCCCGAATGCCGACCCCCGACCCCTCGCCTTAATTCCCTTCCTCCACCGCCCCATACCCAAGCGCTTCTCTCTTCTCATTCACGCTTAAGAAACTGGCACGTTCGATCTTGTCCCACAGAGCATCACGCCGTGCGGTCAGGGCACTCACCTCGTCGCAATCGACATCCAGATAAACCCCGCCGCCATAGTGCGGCGCGAGCCAGTGATCGAAAGCGGCGACGATCCGCCCCGCGAGCGGCAGCACCGTCTCCTCATAAAACGCGAGGCGGGCCTCCTGCATGTTGGCGTAAGTCTGTGCGCCTTGAATGCCGATCAACTGCACGGGCACCCCGAACGCCAGCGCAATATCCCGCGCCGCCGCATCACGTCCCGACAGCCAATCCATATCCTTGGGCGAAAGGCTCATCTCCTTCCACTCTAGGCCCCCTTCAAGGATCATGGGGCGACCGGCATTGCCGCGCCCCTGATAGTTTTGCGAAAACTCGTCGCGCAGGCGGCTCATCTGCTCGTCGGTCAGGTTGGACGGCCCATCCTTGGGCGCATAAACCAAAGCACCCGAAGGCCGCGCCCCTTGATTAAGGAGAGCCTGATTCCACGCGCCCGCTGCGTTGTGCTGGTCAATCGACAGCATCGCGGCCTCAAGCGGCGGCATCCCGTACCAGTCATCCAGCGGATGAAAATGCTTGATATGCAAAATCCCGCTCTCACCCGTCAGCGGATCGGCGCCCCACCGCGCGACCTTGCTGCCAACCGTGTATTCATAGCCCAGAGGCAACCCGCTGGCTGCGGGGACAACCTTCATCCGGTCGGGGCGCAGCGCGTAAAGCTCTTGCGGCGGCTTGCCTTCTTTGGAGCACACGGCCTCGATATAGGCATTGCCCGCCGTCATCAAATTGACGACCACCGCTTCCATAAAGCTCGCGCCGTCCTGCACCGGATTGGGATGAGCCAGCAAATCCAAAAGCGGATGCGTCTCGATCTCTGCGCCGCTGTCGTCATACAAAAGCCAAGGGATCGCCGCGACCGCGCTCGCGATCAAATTGACGCAACGATAGGCCACCACATTTTTGCGATAGCCCTCTTCCACCAAAGACTCATAGCGTCGCGGTGTCCATTTCGGTTTGCCGATATGGCTCCACGCCACCATCGGGCCAGCGGCACTCATCTTGACATGCTCGGCCCTTACCAGCCGCGCCATTACATCGCGTAGTTTCATTGTTCCTCGCTGTATGTTGAAGAAGGGGGATCGGGGGTCGGCATTCTGGGGTCGGGGGGATTCATGAAAAGCGGTGTTCCCCGATCCCCGAATGCCGACCCCCGATCCCTCCTAGAGTCCCCTCACCCTCGGCACGCCGCGCTTGGTCTCGCTCAGCTCCGTAACCGCCCAAACCATCGCATCCACGCGGTCGGGAGAGTTCGTCGCCACGATGTCGGGCGTAAAGCGCGTCATCTGGTCTTCAAGCTTCGTCATCGCGCCGACATGCTTGATGCGTCCTTGCTCATACAAAGCCGCGACGGGCAAAGCGCGATCCACCTTGCCACGCACGGCCCGCACGGGCTTAAAGAATATCTTGGGCATAATCTGTTTGAGCACCCGCTCAACCAGATCACCGCCTGCATTCACCTCACCAACGATCATGTCTGCTTCCTTCTCCTCATAAAGCCTGATCGCGCGGCGAGCCCACCCTTCGGGCGAAGCGCGGCATGACCAGTCTGCCAAAATGTAAATCGTCCCATCCTCGCCAAGTCCGGCGGCAACGATGCCTGTTTCATCACTGTGCTTGCCGCTGCTCATCGCGGGATCAATCGCCACCACGATCCGCTCTAGGGCGGGAGCCTTCGCCACGCGGCAGCCCTCAACCTGCTCGCGTAGCCAAAGTGCGCCCTGCACATCTTCCAAAATCTCGCCGTCCAGCTCTTGCCGCCCCAGCCGCGTGCCGCCATAGCGCGCCTTAAGCTGCGTCAGTACGCAAGCGGGCAAATGCGCCGCGTTCTCGTCCGTCTTGCCGCGCGTCACGCGCACATCGCGTCCGTCGCGTGCGATCAAATCCTTGACCAGCGGCGTGTTGCGCGGCGTCGTCGTGATAATCGCCCTAGGATCATCCCCAAGGCGCAGCCCGAACAACATCTGATCGAACCCCGCCGCGCTTGGCCAAGCGCACAGCTCGTCACACCACACGCGGTGATGTTGCGGGCCGCGCAGCCGCTCCGGCTGGTCGGCGGAATAAAGCTTGATGCGCGTGCCGTTAAACAACAGCAAGTCGCCCGTGCTGCGATGCCATGCGCTGATACAGCGCGGCGGCAGCACCCTCAAAAGACCACTTTCTCCCTCCACACACACATCCCGCGCATCCGCAAAGGTCGGCGCGATCACGCCGATCCGCGAGAGCGGATTCCACAGCGCATAGTCCGCAATGTCCTCTGCGCCTGTGCGCGTCTTGCCCCAGCCGCGTCCTGCCAAAATCAACCAAATGCGCCACGCCCCGCGCGGCGTAAGCTGGCTGCCCCGCGACGCCTCAAGCCACTTGGCGCGCGCGACGAACGCCGCCAGATGGGGCAGAGGCAAGGCGGACAAGAAGCTCTCTGGCTTCATTGATCGCGGCTTGCCGCTCTTCACTGTCGTTGGCAAGCGCGTCTCCTTCGTCATTCCTTTTCCCTATCTTCTCCATCAAAGCCTTCGCCGCAGCGATCCGTATCGTGTCGCTGTCGCTGCCGCGCATCAGCTCGGTCAAAACCGCCTTCACCTCCCGCTCGATCTGGCGGGGAGAGGGAAGCCGTGAAGGAGCATTCGGGGGTCGGCATTCGGGGGGCGGGGAAAACTTCCTGCTTCCCTTACCACCCACCCCTTGCGAAGGAGCATTTTGCATTTCGCATTTGGCATTTGGTGACCCCTCCGCGTCCCCTTTTCCTCTCCCCTCGCGGGAGAGGATAGAAAAACTTGCCGCAACATCGTTGCGGCTTAGTTTTTCTTGGAGAGGGGTTTTTCCTTCTCCTGAAGGAGCATTCGGGGATCGGGGGTCGGCATTTGGGGAAGGCTTCTTCCCCTTACCTTCCGCCCGAGTCTCGAGTCCCTCGTCCCGAGTCCCGCCCTTCCCCGACCCCCGAATGCCGGCCCCCGCCCCCTTCTTTCCAGCCACAAACCGCCCCCGCGCATCGCGCCTCGGCGCAGGCTGTTTTTCTTTTCCCAATGTCACCCGAAAACCCCCTCTTCCCCGAATGCGAAATGCCTCCTCTATCGTCATCGCGAGCCAAGCTTGCTTGGCGTGGCGATCCAGTCCTGAACTCATAAACTTGAGGACTGGATTGCTTCGTCGGCCAAGGCCTCCTCGCAATGACGTGTGCTGCTCATTTCCCCACAAAAAAACAGGCCCCCTTTCGGGCAGCCTGTCTTTGGACGCAGTACGTCGTGAGAGTGTCAATAGCACGCCCCGCCCCCTCTGTCAAGGACTTTTTTCTTAATAAAGTGATTTTTATTCCGGCTCAGGCTTTTTCGGGGCCGGATACCCCGCCAGAGGAGCAACAAACACGGGCCGCGTGGCGCAAGCCTCCCGATACCGCCCAATGGCTGCAATGGCCCGCCCGAAAAACGAGCCCCTGCCTGCCACCTTCGCGCCAGCCGAAGCCCCAGCCACCTTCGTCGGTGTAATCGTCGGGTTCTTGGGCTGCTTGGCATAATGCTCACGCCGCGCAAACCACAAGCTTGTCGGACGAATGTTCGCCTGCTCGACAACAAGCTTCAAGGTCGGGGCCCGCCACAAGCCTATGGCCTGTAGCCCTTTCAACTGCAACGCCTGGCGCGCCGCTTCCGTTTTCAACAATTGATAATGCCGCATAGGCCACGAAAGCCCGCGCGAAAGGAGTCCCATCAGCACCAT